CCTCTCTATAACAACACCAATGAATACCTCCGTAAGGAGATTGGTGATGAACAACTGGTAAAATCATTTGATACCAGTGAAGAAACCTTGGCCAACATTTGGAAAACCAAATATGCCAAAGGTCGTATATCAATGTTGAAGAAAAAGAATAACGTTTCATATGAAACATTGTTTTATGATGACTTGATTTACCTGTCTTGGGAAGAAACCAAGGCAAAATATCTGCCGCAAGTCGGCAGATAATAACAAGTATACCGCAAGGATGCTTGACACACACACTAAGTAATAGTATAATGTGATTACTTGCGATAAGCAAGATTTTTGTTAACTTCGTCATTAGGAGATATTATGACTACAAAATTGTCTGCAAAGCAGAAGATGATTAATTATTTGAACAAGTCTGAGGGTTACAACACCTTCTCTGTGGCTCAAGGCCGCAAGTTGTTCGGTGTTCAGAACGTTGCAGCTCGCATTGATGAATTGCGCCAAGAAGGACATTGCATCTACACTAACTCCGTTACTAGAAGTGACGGCAGCAAGACAAGCGTTTACCGTTTGGGCACACCAACCAAAGCTATGGTTCGTGCTGCATTGAAAGCTGGTTACAGCTTCACCGCTTAATTTTTAGCGCAATAGGGATCCACTACCGGATCCCTATTTTTGTTTTTTGGAGAGAAAATGGAAATTTCAATTAAAAAAGAAGAACTACAAAAGAAAAGTCTTTTCATTGCGACACCTATGTATGGTGGTATGAACCACGGATTGTATGCTAAAGCTTGTCTTGATTTACAAGCACTATGTGTTCAGTATGGTGTAACAGTGAAATTTTCATTTCTTTTCAATGAATCTTTAATCACACGTGCCAGAAATTATCTTGTTGATGAATTCTTAAGTCGTTCGGACTGCACACATATGTTGTTCATCGATTCAGACATTCACTTTAATCCACAAGATGTTATTGCCTTATTGGCATTAGACAAAGATGTTATTGGCGGACCTTATCCAAAGAAAGCCATCAAGTGGGCATCAGTTAAAAAGGCACTAGAAAAAAATCCACAAATTGAAGCATCAACTTTGGAAAAAGTAACTGGTGATTATGTTTTCAATCCAGTTCGTGGAACAGAAAGATTCAGCGTTGCTGACCCACTTGAGGTTTTGGAAATTGGAACAGGCTTTATGTTGATTAAACGTGAAGTCTTTAAGAAGATGGAAGAAGCATATCCACAACTACGTTACAAACCAGACCATGTTGGCCAAGCGCACTTCGATGGTTCACGTTACATTCATGCATACTTCGATACTATCATTGACACCAAAGATAGTGCAACAGGTGGTGGTTCAGACCGTTACTTGAGTGAAGATTACATGTTCTGTCAATTGTGGCGCAAGATTGGTGGACAAATTTGGTTGTGTCCATGGATGAGAGCAGACCATATCGGCACATACCATTTCCGTGGAGATATGCCAGCAGTAGCAAACTTTGTTGGAGAAATGTAATGATAGTTGGTTTACTTGGATTTATTGGTTCAGGTAAAGGCACAGCTGGCGATATGTTAAAAGACATGGGTTTCACACCCGTGTCCTTTGCTAAAGGTGTTAAAGATATTGCTGCAGAAATGTTTGGATGGCCGAGACATTTACTTGAAGGTGATACTGAACAGTCACGTGAATGGCGTGAACAACCAGACAAGTTTTGGTCTAAAGAATTGGGTAAAGATTTTACACCAAGACTTGCTCTACAATTAATGGGCACAGAAGTTGGTCGTGATGTGTTTCACAAAGACTTTTGGATCATCAAACTAAAAAATTATATACAACAAAATCCAAATCAAAACTATGTAATCACAGATGTTCGTTTCCAAAATGAAATTGAATTTGTGCATAGTTTCAATGGTGTATTAATTGAAATACAACGTGGATTAAAACCACATTGGTATGAGATTGCTGGTAAAGCAAATCGTGGTGACCATAAAGCCGAAAGATTCATGTTGGAACAATCTGGTGTTCATGAATCCGAATGGAGATGGATTGGTGGTTACATCGACCACCATATTGATAATGCAGGTTCTTTGGAAGATTTGAAAAAGAAACTGATTAATTGCTTGACACAATCATATGGTTCAAGTATACTAAGTGAATTGAAAGAAGGAGTATCGTAATGAAATTGTCTAATGAAACCTTGACGGTTCTTAAAAACTTTGCCAATATTAATCCTGGTATTGAGTTTAAGAATGGCAAGAAACTATCCACTATTTCCGCAACCAAGACAGTCTTGGCCAAAGCGGGTGTTAAAGATGAATTCCCACAAGATTTTTGTATCTATGATTTGAATCAGTTTTTATCCGTTCAGTCTTTGTATAAAGATGGTGAAATTGATTTTGATGATAAACATGTTATCTTTAAATCTGGTCGTAAGAAACTCAACTATCGTAAGACCACCAAAACTATGATTGTGACACCACCAGATAAAGACCTGACACTGCCATCTGTTGATGCTTCATTTACCTTGACTGAAGATGACTTAACATCTATTCTTAAAACAGCAAGTATTCTACAATCACCAAATATTGCAATTTCTTCCGATGGTGCCAAGATTTATATCACCACATGTGATGCTAAAGATAATTCTGCACACACAGATTCAACCGAAATTGCTGATGGTAATGGTAAAAAGTTCAAAGCAATCTTCTTAACAGAGAATTTTAAAATGATTTCTGGTTCTTATGAAGTTCAAATTTCATCCAAAGGCCTATCTTACTTTAAAAATACTAAAGAAGATATGCAATATTGGATTGCAATCGAAGCTAAAGATTCAGACCTATCTTTTGGAGAATAATATGACTAAAGTGAATACATTATTTGGTTCTTTTGATGACGTTCAATTAAAAACCTTGAAAGGTTATGTTGATGAAATGGTCATGCATATGCAAAGAAACGAAGCAAACAATCAAGCGATGAAAGATATTGTGGATATTGCTAATGATGAATTGAAGATTCCTAAAAAGATTGTCAAACGCATGGCAAAAACTCAATTTAAAAATTCTTTCCAGACAGAAGTGGCTGAATCAAAAGAGTTTGAAGCTTTATTTGAAAGTATGAATGGAGTAAAATGATGGGTGAAATTAGAACATGGACCGATAAAGATGAATATATCAAAGTCTTGAAAAAAGAAGTTTCTGTTTTACAAACTCGTTTTAATCCTAATGAAGAAGGCACCGGACATTTCAATACAGCAATGTCAGTATTAAATGCTCGTATCAAAGAACTTGAACAAGAATCTGAATGGCCATTCCCTTCAAATGCAACAACTTGAGATATCATTTTTTTGGCCTCTAACTGAGCAAATTTCATTAGACTTGGATTTTACTCCAAGTGAAGAATGGATTGCTGATTGGCGTAAAAAACAATGGACTGGTGCAGTTAGTGGCAATGTTTTAATTGCAAACGGTGGCACAGGTATTGGTGCCGTCACTTGGTCACAACCTGTAACACCTTCGCTTGTTATAAAACCTACTGAAAAACATGTTGGTAAGTGGCAAATCACAGAACATATGTTTGTGTATAGACCCACCAAACCAAATGTCATCATCAGATTTATGGCCAAGTTTCTTCTTGGCTTTAAATGGATTGATGAAGTTTAATTATATTATGGAGAATTTGAATGTCGGAACACATCTTGTGGGTAGAAAAGTATCGCCCAAAAACCATTGAAGATTGTATCTTACCTGAAAATATTAAATCTACGTTTCAGGAATACGTAAACAAAAAAGAAATACCAAATCTACTTCTTTCTGGCACCGCTGGTGTTGGTAAAACTACCATCGCCAAGGCCATGTGTGAAGAAGTTGGTTGCGATTATATTGTAATCAATGGTTCATCTGAACGTGGCATTAGTGTCATGCAAACTCAGGTGATGAACTATGCAACATCTATGAGCCTTGCTGGAGGACGTAAGGTCGTTATCCTAGATGAGGCCGACAATCTTACACCTGATGCTCAGAAAGCCTTGCGTGGAATGATGGAAGAAGTTTCCAGTAACTGTTCGTTCATCTTCACATGTAACTTTAAAAATCGTATTTTGGATGCAATTCATTCACGTTGCACCGTTGTTGATTTTAAATTAAATGGTAGTAAACAAAAGATGGCAGCTGCCTTCTTTAAACGTGTTGAATGGATTTTAGACCAAGAAGGAGTAAATTATGATAAGCAAGTGGTTGCTGCCGTTATCACGAAACATTTCCCTGATAATCGCCGTATTCTTAATGAGCTTCAGCGTCATAGTGTTAGCGGCTCAATTGATAAAGATATTCTGGCATCAGTTTCCGATGTGCAACTGAGTGAATTAGTTTCTTCTATTATGAACAAGGACTTCGCTTCTTGTCGAAAATGGGTTACAAATAATATCGATAACGATATGTCAAGAATCATTAGAAGTATCTATGATACACTATATGAGAAATTGAAACCAAACTCTGTGCCACAGATGGTGTTGATTCTTGCCAAATATCAGTATCAAGCAGCTTTTGTGGCTGACCATGAAATTAACTTGATTGCTTGTCTAACAGAATTGATGGTTGAATGTGAGTTCAAATGAATCCGTTCGACTTTGCAGACTTCATCCTCAGAAAGAAGGTGCCGGATGAAGAATTGGACTTCAAAGAATATGCACCTTTCCTAATCAACAGGTCACTATCCAATCATCTGGATTGTGTTCTGTATGTCAACGACATGAATCTTTGGCCAGACTTGGACAAGGATATGCAATACCAGTATCTTCTAAATAGTATCAGGCCTATGAAACGGAAGTTCGTTCCATGGCAAAAGGCCGATTCTGTGAAGGATATTGAGTGTATAAAAACCTATTATGGTTATTCAAACTCCAAGGCTAGAGAAGCCCTACGTATCCTCACCGATGAACAAATCGCTGATATAAGAACAAGAATAGATACAGGCGGAGTGAAGAATAATGATAGACATTAAAGATTTGGTTGAAGTGACCTTAAATGATAGAGATGATTTTTTAAAAGTAAGAGAAACATTAACAAGGATTGGTGTTGCTTCCAAAAAAGACCAAGTATTATACCAATCTTGCCACATACTCCATAAG